CCGGTCCACTTTAATTTCATGTAGATCCCACGGTGAAAGCTCAGAAATGACCCCAGCTAAGTAGTGTGCAACCGGGTCTTCGTCAGTCAGGTTCTTTTCAGGTGTCCAAACAACCTGATCGAAACCGATAGAATCCAGATCCTGGTGGAACTTGTCTTCGGCAATTTTCCAAATCGAGAAATCATCCGATTTGGATATGCCAGCCATTGAGACAAGTTGTGAAGAATTGCGATGTTTACTGCTGAGCCATAAAGCAGTTTTACGTTGCATGTAAGAGAAAGATTGATCATAAGATCGACCACGAAATGGTAGCCCTAGTCCACCCAAGTGTTGAGGTAGGAACCAGGACATCCCTGTGGGTAAGGCGTCAAGGACAGGACGCCAAACCGAAATGAATTCACCAATAAGTTTTGTTTGTTGTTCATAATCAAAACCATCAATGAGATCATTACAGAGAGCTGCCAGATCAGGAATTCGTGGATCGGTTGAGGGACATATAGATACATCCTCCTCTGAACTCGGAGCGGATTTTCCGTTGGTGCCTGTTAGTAGGCCCATGTTCAGATAGGGGACATATTTAAAATATCTCTCATCACCAAAGATTGTATTCTTTGTTTTATATTGGAAGATAGTCGTGTTTAACATTACGAACTCAGTTGAAGTGAAGTTCTTTCCCATTGAAGGAATTAAACCTGCACTAGTGGAAAAAAATTTCCAGCGATCATAACCTTTAGGAGAAATCCGAAAGGCAACATCATCACCATTGATCTTTATTCCACTGTTCTTTAAACTTAAAGACTTATCCATCGGTAAGAGTCCTCTCTCTTTCCGATCCTCTTCCACCGCGTAGCGAGCAACTGCGGCATTTATAATACAAAGAATTGGAAAAGAGGTAGGCGAACCCATGAGTTGACCCCACTTCTGATTTAAAGTTAAATTTATCTCAGAGGGGGAGTCATCCCATGAACTTGGATCCGAAAGAGTGTTGAATTCTTCAACCGGCTTGATGCCCGGTAAACAGTCGATAAATGCATGATTAACGAGAGTATCGTCAAAAAGGTCTATCCAACTGTCGTCCCAAAAACCATTTTCTCCAATTTGTCGAGCTGCCAAGCTCGATAAGTCGGGGTCAATGTTATCAGTTGCGGCTTTAAAATCACCACTGACAAAGAATTCATCACTATCCAAGTCGCCAATCTCTTCTGCCTGTTCTAAGGTGAAAGGTCGTCCAATTAGATGGAAAGTGGGATGTTGTCGTAAATGACCGTGTACAACCTTCTGGATGTATCGGCCCTTGTAATATGAAGCTTCCGGTCCACATGTGATCACACGAACCTTGAAAGGTTCACGTAATCCGATGGGCTTAACCATATAGCCTCCCATTGAGTCGCGTAACGCGTTATTCACTGAGAGTGTCATATTTGCAAGACGACAAAATCTATCCACGTTCACACGAGGAGCAATAATTTGGAATTCAGGTTCAATGCACTCATAGGTGCTCTCAACCTTAATGGTTCGTAACAATTCCTG